TGGTTATCGAGATCAAAATCGACCTCCGCGGCAGGCGTAATACCAAACTCGGTGTAGTAGTTGGCAACAGTCGCCCCATCACGTGGGTCTTTCACCACACCTTGAATGCCGTTGAACAGGTGGAACTCAAACGTTGCCTCAGCATCGTTACGCAAACGCGCCATCTTGCGCGCAACCTCAGACTGCACCTGCTGGGTCGCAGATTCCGAGCCAAAGTCGCGGATCGCTTGGATTTCCGAGGCCCAAAGCACGTCCTGCTTCTTGAACTGACGGCAAACAAACGCCCGCATATTGCGCCGTTCAGGGATTTGGTTCTCATAGGCTGAGCCACGCTCTGAGAACGGGATCAGCGAAAGCGTCCCATCTCGGCTCTCGATCATGACGGTGCGTTGCCGCACCCCACGTGATCCAAAAAGGCTCGATCCCGACAAGATCGCCGGCTTGAAGGGGATGTTTTCTAAAGCCCGCGTGAGCTCTGTAATGCTGAAGGCGTCGCCTTCAAAAATGTCCATGGTGGCCATGCGGCAACCTCCTGTAGTTCAGTGAAAGGGATCCGCGCTTTGGGTCAGCGCAAAATGAGACCAAGCGTGGCCAGTGCCGTAGTGCCGGTAGCGATTTGGGCCTCCGTCGCACCATCAGGCCAGACGATCTCATGGCGGTTCACGATGGCCGGTCCGCGCAGGATCACGACGCCCGGCGCCTCGGCATCAGTGGCGTCAACTGCATCCCAGATAATGCCCGCAGCATTCTGACTGCCGTTCGTGGCTGCAGGCGCAAGGCCAGTATATTTACCGCCCGTGGTCAGCTTGCCCAGCACAGTCCCAGGTGTGAGTTTGCCTGTTCCAGACGCAAGGGTGACGGTTTCACGGGTAAAGTCGCGCAGCACTTCCCAGATGAGGAAGCCACCGGTATGGGGCCCTTCGGTCAATATGGTCATGTGGAATTATCCTTTCAGCTTGAAGGTTTGGGCAATGACATCACCCCAGGGACGCATGCTCTCAAGGCGCCCAGGCTGGGAGTGATGCGATGTGATCTGCTGTGTGGCCTCGACCTTCGCGTCCAGCAGGCTGGTACGCACTGCGTCCAGACTAGCGCCCTCCTCGAGGAACCGGCCTGACATCTGCGGCTGGTTCGCTAGGCGGCAGAGGTCGATCACCGCGCGCGCATGGGCGATCGCCTCCGCGCGGATGGCCGTGGCGTCCGGCGCAGTGTTGCCGCCCCCAACGCAGCTCCCTGCCCGGCTCGCTTGGGTGTTCCCGTTGGCAACACCCTCGCCCTGCCCATTTGAACGCGATGGATCGTCGGCGGTGGCCACCGGATCAACGTTCCCGGCGGGAACCTTGGTCGCAGGATCGGGTGCACTCGGAGGATCGTCATCCGCTGCAACTTCGTTCCCTTCTGGAACGATGTCGTCGCCAATGGCCGCACTTTCTGCATTGACCAGCTCCGCCAGCACAGACGGCGCGTTGCGGAACCTGCCAATGTCGAAGCTGGCCGCAATCCGCACAGGCTCTGACATACGGGTGGCAAGACCTGCTTCCAGCGCGTCCTTGGCATCAAACCAAGTCTCGGCCTTAAGCAATGCCGCAATCTCTTCAACCGGTTTGCCCGACTTCGCCGCATAGCCGCGCGTCATACTGGCCGCGATCTTATCCAGCGTCCCTGCCATATCGCGCATATCAACAGCTGTGCCCATAACAACGCCAGACGGGTCATGGATCATCATAAAAGCGTTTTCTGGCATGACGATCTCGTCACCAGCCATGGCGATATAGCTTGCAGCCGACGCCGCGATGCCATCAATCCAGACCGTAATCGTGCCTGCGTGACGGCTCAGCGCATTGTAAATCGCCACGGCATCAAAGACTGATCCGCCAGGGCTATTAAGCCGCAGATCGATGGGCGCATCATCCGGCAGTGCCCCGAACTCTGCCAGAAACCCCTTGGCAGAAACGCCATATGCGCCAATTTCATCATAGATCAGCACTTCCGCTCCCGTTGCTCGGGCGCGGATCGTGTACCAATTCTTCATTGTATTACTCCTGTTTGGATTGAGCGGCGGACACGTCGCCCTTTTCATCGGCATCAGGTGTCTGGGTCGGTGTCGCCCGCGCACCTTGCGTCTCCCCGGGGCTGGCTCTGTAGCTGAGCCCCAGCTCTTTGGTCCGCGCGGCATCAGCCGCGTTTTCACGGTCAACCTCTTCAACGTCATAGCCCGTGGCCTCAACAACCTTGCGCCGCGAGGTAATGCCCGCCTCCATAGCGAGCACTTGGGCTTGAATGTCTTTCAGCGGGTCAACCCAATCCCAGCGTGGCGGGATCCATTGCACCATCCGCGCAGCCACTGGGTCAGCAAAGTCTAAACGCCCCGCCAGATGCACCGTCTCAAGCCAGCGCGCCCAAATCGGACGACAGAGTTGATGCGCTATGACACCGTGTTGCAGCTGTCCAATGCGCCGGCGGAACTCGACCAGTTCGGCGCGCAGGCTCGAATAGTTGGCCTGCCGCACATCGCCAGTGACCAGATGATACGGCAGCCCCAGCGAGGCCGAAACGGCCAGAAGTGTGCGATATTGGAACGCCTCATAGCCGCCGCCTACGTCGGCAGGGCTTGAGAACTTCACGTCCTCGCCCGGCAGCAACACCTGCATCGTGCCGGGCTCCAAGCTTGCCATTGCAGCACCGTCGAGATCGGACTCGGTCTCGCCCATCATCGGGTCTTCTGGAGCTGTCTTGGTGATGAAGCCCGCAAACATCGCTGCCGTCTTCTTGCGGTCGAGTTCTGCGTCATCATATTGATCCAGCAAGAACAGCCGCACCATCGCCGGCGCTACATGCGGCAGGCCACGGATTTGCCCTGCATCGATAGGTCGGTAGATGTGCAGCACATCCTGAGCCGGCACGCGCACCGTTTCTGGAATGGCGACGCGCTGGTCAGTGCTGTCGCCCGGATGACTGCGCCGAAAGTGATAGGCCACCCTGCGGCCAATCAGATCAAATTCAATGCCACACCGAATGGGATTGCCGCTCGGATCTGTCTCCGTCTTCTCAAAGGGCAACATCTCCGATTGCAGCAGTTGCAGCTGCAAGGGCACCAGCAAACCATCTTCAGCATGGCGCGGGCGAAAGCGCACAAAACACTCGCCTGCCACGAACATTTCGCGCGCCACCATCGCCTGCAGGCCGTAGAAATCTGTCAGCCCGTCAGCATCCGCCTCGTCGGTCCATGCCAACCAAAGCTTTTGAACACGATCACGCAGGGAGCCGTCTTCAATTAAGGACGATGGCTTAATCCCATCCCCCACCATGTTAGACGCAAAGGCCTCGCAGGAATTCGCCGCATAGCCGTTGGTAACCACCAGTTCACGGGCACGGGCCAGCAACTTTGGGCCACCCGAGGCGACCAGAGAGTTGATATTTTCCAGCGGCGGGTTCCAACCCCGCAACCGGCGTTTGGACATCGCGCCTTCAAGGCGGGCGCGCACGGCTGCAGGGCCGCCTTGGGCTGGTCGGCGCAACCGGTCAAACAGGCCCATGGATCATAGCCCCTTGGATGTGGTGATGCGCACATGGCGCACGATGCGCCGCCCCTCGGCGGCAGCGATCTCGCGGTCCAATGCTTCGATGGCCCGGTCGATTTCTGCCACGCTACGGTAGTCCACCGACTTTCCGTCATAGCTGACCCGCGCCACGCCTGAAGATCGTTGTGCACAAAGGGCGTCACGACGGCCACGTAGGTCAGCAACAATAGCCATGGATCACCTCATATAATTCGAACGCATTGTTCGCCGTTGCGCCGATGGGCGGGCTTTTGCCTTCTCAAGCCCGTCACCCGCAGCCTCAGAGGCTTCGACCGCCAATTGGCGCTCCAGCTCCAGCCAACGCGCGTCAGACCACCGATCAGCGCCGAGGATCCAGGCTGCCGCGCGGGCATAGACACGACAGTCCAGCGCCTCGTTGCGCTCGCGCAGCTTTTGCCATTCGAGCTTTGCAAATCCGCGTTTGTTCTTGACCGTGACCAGTTGTTCCGCCGTCAGTTGCTTGAGCCATTCGCTGTCAGCCCAATTGGGCAGATGCACCGAGCCTGCCGGAAACGCAGCACCGGCTTT